GCCTTAGCGGTCAAGATCAAAATGGCTCAGGAGATTTGTTCTACTGGTCAGGTTTGTTTAATTCAACTTCTGCAATCTCCGAAATTAAGTTATTAAATGATTATGCACAACACAGTAGTTTCGCCCTCTACGGAATTAGGGGATAACAATGCCAACAACATACGAGCCAATCGCAACCAACACTCTAGGCTCTGCGGCTGCAACTGTTACCTTTTCTAGCATTAGCAGCGCATATACTGATTTGGTATTGCAATGTTCTTTACGCACAGATACAACCACATTTAACAATATGAACTTTCCTCAATTTAGACTAAATGGTGATTCAACATCAGGCTTGTATTCTGTAACAAATTTATATTCAAGAAATACTGGTGGTGGTAACACCGCTAATTCAATTCGTGCAAGTTCTCAAAATGAAATTAACCTTGGTGGAGTTGCTACAAGCGCTATGACAAGTGGTATTTTTTCTACCTACCAAGTTCAGATACAAAACTATGCAAATACATCGGTGAACAAAACAGTTTTAGGGAGAATAAGTACAGGCGGAGATCTAACCGCAATGGACGGAGTTTGGGCAAGCGTTGGTTTATGGCGTAACACAAATGCTATTACATCAATTTCTTTAACAGGCACATCAAGCGGTTTGTTCCAAGTAGGCTCAACCTTCACTCTCTATGGAATTAAGGCGGCATAATGCCTACTACATTTATGAAGATTGCATCTGCCACAGTTGGTTCAGGGGGAGCTGCCAACATTGAATTTACTTCTATCCCACAAACTTATACTGATTTAGTAATGAAAGTAAGTATAAGAAATGTTAATGACACTGCCGATTCTTATTTGCGTTTTAATGGCGCAACAACAAACTTTAGTGATCGTTGGATTTACGGCACTGGTTCGGGAACTGCGGATAGTACAACAAACCTCAATATAGATTTTCTTGTTACCCGTTCAACTTTTACTGCAAATGTTTTTGGCAATAGCGAGTTTTATATTCCAAACTACACAGGTTCCACTAACAAAAGCGTAAGCGTTGACTCAGTATCAGAAAATAACGCAACAACATCTTACCAACTATTATCTGCTGGACTTTGGTCAAATACTGCAGCAATTACTTCTATACAAATTGTAGCAAGTAATGGAAATCTAGCTCAACACTCAACTGCAACTTTATACGGCATCAAGAACTCATAAGGGAGAAAAATGACAATAGCAATTGAAGTGAACTGCGAAACAGGCGAAGTAGTAGAACGCCCGTTGACGGCTGATGAATTAGCACAACGCGAGGCAGATGCGGCAAAAGCTGAATCTGATCGCGTAGCACAAGAGGCAGAAAATGCAGCAAAGGCAGCAGAAAAGGCAGCACTACTTGCCAAGTTAGGCATTACAAAGGACGAAGCCAAACTTCTTCTTTCCTAAAACAGATTCGGGGGAATCAATGCGTTTTCATATTGTGGCACTGCCACACACACAGGTAACAAAAGAGTTTGCAGGGTGCGCCTTTACTGAAAAGGTGCGCCGATTCTGCATAATGATGCACGACTTAGGCCACGAAGTATTCTTGTATGCTGGCGATGAGGTCGAGGCACCTGTTACTGAACTCATTACTTGCGTTGCAGATTCAAAGCGTGCCGAGGCGGTTGCAACCGTTGCCCACTACACCCAGTTCCCGTTTTCGGGGGCATTGTGGGATGAATTTAATGCCAACGCAATTGCAGGTATTGCCTCACGGATTCAGAAAAAAGATTTCATTTGCTTAATCGGTGGCAGCGCACAAAAGCCAATCGCCGATGCCTTCCCAGCGCATATGAGCGTGGAGTTTGGCGTTGGCTACGGCGGCGTGTTTGCCAAGTATCGAGTCTTTGAGTCTTATGCCTGGATGCACTCAATTTATGCAGGGTGGAAAAACCCAACAACGGCAGATGGCCAGTTTTACGATGCGGTCATTCCTGGATATTTAGAACCTGAAATGTTCCCATTAGGCGATGGGCAAGGTGACTATTACCTGTTCATTGGTCGGTTGATTGACCGAAAAGGCTACCGAATTGCCCAAGAAGTATGTGAGCGACTAGGCAAGCGGCTTATCTTGGCAGGGCCTGGTGAGCAAAGCGGGTACGGCGAGTTTGTTGGCAGTGTTGGCCCTGAAGAACGCGCAAAGCTAATGGGCGGTGCCATTGCCACATTTGCACCAACACTGTATGTAGAACCTTTTGGCAATGTAGTAATCGAATCACAGGCTTGTGGCACGCCAACAATCACAACTGATTGGGGCGCGTTCACTGAGAACAATCCTGATGGGATTTCAGGCTTTAGGTGTCGTACTTTGGCTGAATTTATGCAGGCAGCCGAAGGGGTCAAATACCTAGATCGCGCCAAAATCCGCAATCGTGCCGTATCGCTCTATAACCTTGATACTATCGGCCTTCAATACGAGGCTTACTTTAAGCGCCTGTTGACCCTTTGGGGCGATGGCTGGTATCAGATGGGGGATGCAAATGGATAGAGGCGAGATATTAGACGAGGCCAAGCGCCTTACTCACGGTGATAGAAACAAGAATTACGGCAAACCGCTTACCAATCACCAGCGTATTGCAGGTTTGTGGAGCATATTTTTAGAAACTGAAATTACACCTGCTCAGGCTGCAATGTGTTTGGCATTGGTAAAGGTTGCCCGTGTTATTGAAACACCTGATCACCTTGATAGTTTCGTGGATTTGGCGGCCTATGCCAGCATTGCAGGCGAGATTGAAACCGACATTTAACGAGGTATTTGAAAAAGTTATTGTTATCAATCTTGCTAAGCGACCTGATCGAATGGCGCAGATTAAAGCCCAGTTAGATGCTTACAAGATTACCTTTGAACGCTTTGAAGCTATTGATGCTCAAGAATTAGGCATTACTGGTGTTGCCGCTTGTGCGCTAAGTCACCGTGGCGTGATTGAGCAATACAAAGATGCTGGCAATGTGTTCATATTTGAAGATGATGCTGAATTGAATGAAGATTTTGAACAATTATGGGATGTGTTTATTGCAAATTTGCCCGATGATTGGCAAATGGTTTATCTTGGGTGCAACAAGATTGATTGGCAACCTATTGCAAAAGGTGTAGCTCGATTATCGGCTGGCATTGCAACCCACGCATACGGGGCAAAACAATCAGTTTTTGATTCTATGATTGATGCCAGCAAACGCGCTGAACCCATTGATTTATCGTATATGCAGTTGCAGGTGTCGGTGCCAACTTATGTTGCAGTTCCCAGTATGGTTGGGCAGGTTCCAGGGTTTTCAGATATTGAACACAGATTTACAGATTACAGAAATACATTAGGATAGTTTTAGGCGCTAAAACGCCCCCATAGAAAAACCCCCTGCAGCCGTTCCTGCGGGGGGTTTTTCGTTTCTTTAATTACTTGATGTATTCACGCAATGCTTGAATGATGATTGCGGTGGCGGTTGTGCCTTCATTTCGTGCTTTTTCTAATGCTAACTGCCACAAGTCAGCATCAATGCGGATTGATCGCAATGGGGTCATAGAACCACGCACTCACTCATTGAACCCCAACACCAGCCAAGAAACTCAGCGCTGGGTGCATCAATGCCAACCCACCAAAGGTTGCTGGCAACTTGCCAAATGACGATTAGGCCAACTGCAATTGCAACTGCTCGTACTTGTTTGCCACGCTTTGTAATCATCTTAACGCTCCAGTTCTTCAATGTGGGCAATTGTCAGGGCAGAGTTCACAATTGCCCTGCGAAGTGATTGCTTCATCACATCAAAATCTGATGTTTCACTTGCTTCGTTCAGATCACGGCTGATTTGATACATAGTATCTGCAATATCAATTACCAAAGATTTCATAGCACCCATTTTAGTTATTCTCCAAATTCGCTAGGTATGCCTCAAAGCAAGGCAGACATAAATTGACCTTCATAACTGATTCAAATGTTTCTTTACAGGCATTGCACTTGCAGGTGTAGTTGGTTGAAAACATTAGTTACCTGCCTTGTAATTAAGAAGATCGGCAAGGCGTGGGTCAGCCATATCAATTTGTGCCTCTTTGGCAAGTTTAACAATTTGCTTAGTTGTTGCTGAACCCCAGCGGAATCCGTCATACCAATTGTTAATGAAATCTTGAATCTTGCTTGCAGATTCCATATCAATTTGTAAATTTCTAGCAATAATTTCGGTGTATAGATTCATTATGCACCTGTCTTTACAAAACCATTAACTGCAGACAAGTTCTCACCAACGCATTGTGCGCAAAGGTCAAAGGCAAGAACTAATGAATCAAACTTAAAAACATCATTACCTTTGTATTCAATAGCAGTGTTGATTGTTTCTTTGTTTCTCTTACAGAAATCGCACTTCATTTTGCTATCCGTTCTATTGGGAGCCGTTCCCCCAATGAGATAAACTTAGCACCTGTATATACAGATACGCAACATTTGACCCAGCGCCACATAACGATTTGATAACAGGATTTGGGCGTGTTAGGCTCAAATCTAGGCGTGGGAACCCGAAGAAATTGGGGAATTGCTAGGGTTTCCACGCCTTTTCACGCCTTGCCCTACACTTGGGGCTATGACCACGCTAATAGCCTTTCAGGGGCCTGATTTTGCCATTCTAGGGGCAGACTCTCAGGTGACCGATGGGGATAAGCGCATCATCTCACCCAGCACGCCCAAGATCGTAAAGCTGAAGAAGTACCTTTTGGCAGTTAGCGGTGATTGCAGGCCAGGTGACATTCTTACCTACAACTGGACACCGCCCGCCTTTGATGGCACTAACCCAGTTACCTTTATGGGCAGAAAAATCATCCCAAGCATCATTGCGGCATTTAAGTTGCAGGGATTTGATTACACCAAAGAAGGAATCAGTTACTCATATCTGTTGGCCTTTGCTGGCAATGTCTTTGAAATTGGCGATGATCTAAGTGTGACCCAATCTGAAGATGGCCTGTACGGGGTCGGCTCAGGCAGTGCCTACGCGCTAGGCGCATTGGCAGGGGCGGTGCCAAATGTCGGCAAGGCTGAAATCCTCAAGGCACTTGCCATTGCCGCCAAATATGACATCAACACGGCTAAACCTTTTCAGATTGAAGTTCAGCGAGTCTAGCGGGTTGCCCTGTTCAAGTGTGTGTAGTATGTGCCTACCTACTTTGAACGGAAAGGAAAACTATGTTTTGGTTAGGCTTAGCGTGTGGATTTATCGGCATCATTTGCTTGTATCTCATCATCATTGCAGCTTTTGAAATTGGTGAAGGCCGATGAACTTAGATCAATTTAAGCAACCACGCGAACCACTATTTTCAATTCATAATCATTCAGACGGCCATATTGCTCTTTATCTTGAAGAACAAGATGCCGTTAAGGATTTGGTGCAGGATGTTGTTGGGGCATACCCATTAGATGATATTGATTTGCTAAAAAACTCAGCAAATCGTTCAGTTAAATCTGAAGGCTACTTTGAACACCTTGATAATGCCCGTGATAATTTAGAACAACACGCGCCATTGCTTTGCAATATGACTGAAAAAGAAGCATTGATTTTGGCTGAAGATTTGATTCGAGCAGTTAAGTTTGCACGCATTGGGCGCGAGGCTCAAGGCAATTACCCAGCACTAAAGGCGGTTGAATAATTTAATGTCTAAAGCCAAACAAAAAGGCACGCTTGCTGAAACTGCCCTAGTAAAGTTCTTGCAAACTGCAGGATTTCCTGGTGCAGAAAGACGGGCGTTGGCTGGTGTCAACGATCTAGGTGACATTACAGGCACGCCTTGTTTGGCTTGGGAAGTTAAAAATCACAAGACCTATCACATTCCCGCTTGGCTTAAGGAAACAAAAGTTGAGCAGGATAATGCCGAAGCAGATTTTGGCATTTTAGTAGTAAAACCCAACGGTGTTGGCTTAGATGCTGGCAAATGGTGGGCAATTATGAGCGTTGAAGATATAACAAATCTTTTACGCGAAGCGGGTTATGGAGACAAGCATTGAACCAATTTGAGTTCTTTGTTGATCTACCGCGATTTGATAACGCTAAGTGTGCAGATATTGAGGACAAGGATTTATTCTTTCCTGATAACCGCACACAAGAGGCAGAAAGACTGCACCAACTCAAAGCTATTTGCGCGAGTTGTATTCACGAAAAGGAGTGTTTGGAGTACGC